GCGTGCGCCGTGTCAGGATGGTGCGTCCAGGAGAGCGTGACCTGCGGCGAGTCGCCCCCGGACCCGGCGGCCGAGATGAAGCGCGGCCCGCTGAACGCGATCGGCCCGAGCGGAATCGTGCGCTCGCTGAATCGCGGCTGATCGGTGTACGCCAGCTCCAGGAGGTCGTCGAAGCTGTTGTCGTCGAAGACGTCCTCGTTGTACTCCATCCACTCGACCTGTCGCTCCAGGTTCGTGGCGAGCGAGCAGGACGTGATCTGCACTTGCAGGTCCGCGCCCGCGAGCGTGAACACGAACGGGTCGTCTACGTCGGGCGCGAACGCGAGCGGCGTCGAGAGGGTGATCTCCGTCCCGGCCGGGATGGTCAGCGGCGGGACGTGCTCGGCCGTGTCGATGACGCCGACGCTGTAGGTGCTGTCCGATCCGTCGCGGACCTGGATCTCCCACGTCCCCGCGCCCGTGAGCGTCACGGCGGTGTCGAGCGTGACCGTCGAGCCGTCCGCGCTCAGGGCCTGCACGCGCCCGGACGTGCTGCCGTGGAGCAGATCGTGGGACAGCACCACGACGTCGCCTGGCTCGTACGGCAAGCCGTCAGGGCCGAGCGTGAAGCGCCCTTGCCGGCGGATCAGGTTGTAGAGGTTGAGCTGCCACATGCCGAAGCGCTTGGCCTGCGCCTGGCTCGTGACGCCCCAGAGGAACTGCGAGTCGACGCGGTAGCCCTCGAACGTGCTCGGGTCCTGGACGCTCGGATGCTCGGCGAGGACGATGGTCCGATCCCAGTCGAGCGTCGCGTCGAGGATCTCCAGCTCCATGACGTTGGGCTTCTCGGTCGGGCCGGTGTACTCCAGCTCGAACGAGCCCGGGATGATCGAAGCCTGAGACACGAGGTCGATGGGCGAGCGCGGCCCGTCGAACTTGACGCGGATCTTGTTGCCGACGCGGATCGGTGCGGCGCGCCCGACGGCGCAGATCATGACGAGCCGGTCCCACGCGCTGCCGGGCGTGTCGAGCACGCCGTTGCACTCGAAGCGCCGCTCCTGCCTGCGCACGGTCCCGGCCAGCGTCTCGTTCGAGGACAGGAACGTATTGGTGTCCCAGGGAATCTCCGTGTTCCCGCCGGGCCAGCGGCAGTAGAGCTTCCACTTGCCCGTGGCGACCTGCTCGGACCGGATGACCTCAAGCCCGCCCGACACGCTCGGATCGCCGCCCGCGGTAAAGCCCTCCGGGCCGTCGACTGTGTTCACGCTCGTCCCGGGCGGGTCCGCCTCGTCCGCGGCGGGCACGCCATCGAACGCGAGGAAGTCCCCCACGCGCGGCTTGCCCAGGCGCGTGTAGGTCTCGATGTCCAGGTTCTCGGTCGCGCCGTCGTCGGTGACCGCGATGATCCACTCGAAGGTCGTCGGGTCCTGCCCAAAGAACAGGTTGACCCCGGCCGCGCCCGCGCTGATGGCAATCTTGTCACGCTTGGCGTCGAGCAGTTCGTCGCAGTAGTTGCCCCACTCCAGGAACGTGTCGAGCAGGACGTCGTCGAGCGAGTAGTTGTGCCCGAGCCCGTAGTCCTTGTTCGTGATGACGTCGAGCGCGACCCACGCGGGGTTGGCAGACCACTTCTCCTCGATGGCGTTGCCGTCCCAGACGGGCAGCTTGCGGCCCTTCATGCGGAACGAGATGTCCGGGACGTTGCCCGACAGTTGCTCGCTCGCCGTGACGCGGACTGCCGCGACCGCGAAGGTCGGGTAGGACAGCGCGTCGTCGATGAACGTCGTGAGCCCGGTCCACACGGCCTTGTCGAAGATGCGCTCGTGCGTGCCGTCCGCGCTGTTGCGGGCCAGCTCGATCTTGTAGGACCCGCGCTTGGGCGTGACGCCAGCGCCGGGGCTCTGGACGAGTCCGCCTCCACCGCCCGTGAACGACTGGCCGCCGCTCGACGTGAGCGTGTTGCCGTTGCCCGAGTAGTCCGCGGTGGAGCCGAGGTGGAAACCGCCCTGGAGCGTAGTGTCGCCCGCAGCGCCGAGCACGCCGTTGCCGCTGTTGTAGTCGGCCGCGATCTCCCCGTCGTTGAGCGCGCGCGAGAACACGCGGAACTCGTCCAGCTTGAAGCCGGGGCAGTCGGTGCCGATGCCGCGGAATCGAAGGATAGAGCCGGAGACGACGGGCGCCTTGGGAACGCGGAAGGCCGTGTCCGTCTGCGCGAGTTCGCCGTTGATGTAGACGGCCCACTTGTTGTCGGCGGACTTGTACCGCGCGGCGATGTGGCGCCATCCGATTGCAGGCGGCGCCGTGGATGCGCCCACTCCCGCGCTCGCAAGCTCAGTCTTGTACTGCCCGAACCCGTTGGACGTGGCCTCGATAGAGAAGTCGGTTCCGTCGCCGTGCAGGACTTGGACGTACCAGTGCGTCCCGACGTTGGCGCCGAGCGCGAACTGCTGGCGGCTGACCCCGACCTTCACGCCGCGGCTGCCGTTGGACACCTCGAAGATGGGCAGGTGATCCGTGCCGACCCCGACGCCACCGGGCCACAGGTCGCCATCCTCGAACCCGACCCACCCCATGACGGTGTAGTCCATCGTCTCCGTGGCGACCCATCCGGGCGTCACGGGGTCGGACTTGGTCAGGTACTCCGTCGTGCTCGCGTGGTTCGACGCCTCGCCGCCGGTCGCGTGCGTGTAGGTCTGCGGGTCGTAGAGCGGGATCGGCAGCGTCGCGGTGAACGATCCCGACTTGTTGGCGATGATCGGCTGGAGCGGAGGCAGGCGCACGTACCCGTCCGACTCCGCGCCGCCCGTTGCGATGGGCGCGCCGAGCCCGTCCAGCTCGATGTAGCGCGCGATGAACCGCGCCGTGTGCAGTTGGATCGAGCCCGACCCGTCGATCCGCATGAGGCCGTTGGGGAACGTGACCTGCACCGTCGCGCGGTCGGCGTCCTCCGTCATCGACTGAGCCTCGCCCCAGTCGTCGAAGTGCTCGTCTGAGTCGGCCTTGACCTTGTAGGTCGTGGTGGTCAGGATCTCCGACGTGCTCGGGTTCTCGCTCGGATCGGTCGGGGCGAGCAGCTCGAACGCGGTCTCCGGGTAGTTGGTCGGGATCTCCTGGAACTGCGTGACGGGAGTCTGTTCGAGCGACCCCATGCGCAGCTCGACCTTGACGCCAGTGAAGTTCTGCGCGTCGTTGGAGTCGATCTCCATCTGCGCGGGAAGCCCGGCACCGACGAGCGGATCGGTCGAGTCGACCTCGATTCCGCCGATGTCCCCGATGGGCCCGTGCCCGAGCAGGATCAGGCCGTTGTAGGTCGTCTCCGCCTGGAAGATCGTGAAGTCCAGGAACTCGGAGATGACTGTGCCCGCGAACCGCATCTGCCCGTAGACGATGGGGATCGGCAGGCCCTCGGCGCGGTTGGCGCGCACGCCGCTGAACTGGTATGTCGGGCTGTCCTGATCGCCGCGGCGCTGGGGTGGCGGTGGCGGCGCGATCAGGCGGCCGACGACGTAGGCGATGGCCAAATTCCCGACCGCCGCGGCAGCCGCTCCGAGCCACGCGGGCGCGGAGAACACGGCCTTGCCGAGCAGGGTGACCGTCACGGGATCCAGGCCGTCCTGCCGGCGCGCGAACGTGACGTGATCGCCGGGGCTGACGAACTGCAGCAGGCTCGCCGCCGGCGCCGCGTTGACGGACACCACGAGGCCCGGGAAGTCGTGGACCTTGAACTCGGGCGGGCACAGCTCCCCCACCGCAAGGCCGGGACGCCAATCCGCGACCGACGTCGCGCGCCGCGTGTCGAAGGCCGACACCTGCGAGTGGACGTGGACGACCTGGCTCACGCGGCGCCCTTCCAGCGGTAGACCGCGCGGACGCTGGGCCGCAGCATCCGGGCCTTGAGGGCGCAGACGCCGCGCTCCGGGACGGACGTCACCACGAGGCCCTGCCTGGCGCAGGCGACGACGGCCAAGCCGGCCGGGTCGCCGTCCGCCTCGAGCAGCCAGACGTCGGCTTCCTGGGGCCGGTCGGCCGCGCTCGGGTCCATGGTCTCCCATGGCGAATCGACCGCCGAGGCCCACGCGGCGAGGGTCGCCTCGGCCTGCAGCGTTGCCGGGCTGGCCTGCCGCGCGCCCGCCAGCGCCTCCGCGCGGGGTGCGATACTCGGACCGTCGTCGGTCCCGGAGGGGGCGTCGATCCTGGAGGCTCCCAGGAGGTCAGGGGAGGCATCCGTTCGGGGCCCGATCGGGGCCTGTTCGGGTCCTGCGATGCCTCGGCGGGCGAGCAGTATAAGGACGACCCCGAGGCACGAAAGCGGCCCTGCCGGGTCCAGGCCCGATCGCGAGTAGCTCCGGCGCAGGAGGTCGACGTAGGGGATCATCCGACCGCCTTGGTCGACTTCACCCCGGGGAACGCGCCGAACCGCTCCGGGTGCAGCCGCGGCGCTCCCTCCGCGAGCTCGGCGTCCCCGTGCTCGGTGCACCCGTTCGCCCCGTCCTTGAGCTTCGAGCAGGTGAGCAGCCCGGTCAGCTCGATGTCGTGGCCGCACGCCGCCCCCCCGTACTGGAACCCGCAGTGGCCCGACGTGATCCGTCGAGCCGGGAGCTGGCGCTCGTACAGGTTCCCCGCGGCCAGCGTGAAGGTCACCACCTCCTGCGTGACCCGGACCCCGCGCACGATGCTGTCCTCGCGGTACTGCGCGGCGCTGTTCAGAAGCTCGCCGGCGTTGACCAAGCGAATCACGCACGGCGCGCCGACCAGTCCACCGTAGGCCGCGAGCGCCGCGCTGATCTCGCGCGAAACGTTGCCCACGCTGACGTCGATGCTCGGCAGATTCCCGTTGGACGCAGACTTGATTCCGCCATGGAAGATCGGTAACGGGAAGTAGGTGATCGGCTCGCCCAGCGAGTTCGTTCCGAACTGGACCGCGCGAGTGTTGTTCGTGAGCCGGTAGCGCGTGGGCGGGTCGGTCGGGACCTCGATCTCGTAGAGCCAGAAGTTCGGCCACTCCGCCTCGAGCTGGTTGACGCTCTTCTTCTGGTGCGGTGTGAGCTCCTTCGGCATCAGACCGGCTCCAGGAGCTGCTCCAGGTCGAACTCGAAGGAGGACACGCCGGGGTTGCGCAGGATCAGGCCCAGCTCGTCCGTGGCGAAGTGGACAGCGAGCGCCGTCGATTCGAGCGGTGGCGTCCAGTCGAACGCCTTTTCGATGCCGTCGTGCTCGTCCCAGAAGTCGAGCAGAGCGTCGCGCTCCTCATCGTCGCAGGCCGAGACGCGCACGGTCCAGGTGCGCCGGTCGTCGCTGTACCGCGGCGCGCGGCGAACGTGGCCCATCTCGAACTCGAACTCGTCGACCTCGGTGGCGGTCGTCTCCTCCGGGAGCCAGTGCGGCGGGAGGGTCAGCGTCTCCGACGTGTGGTTGAACGTCTCGCTGTTGACGGCGATGCTCGCCTGGTCGGCCTCGGCGGTCCCGACCTCGCCCTCCAGCGCCAGCTCCTCCCACTCGTCGATGAAGGTCGCGCGCTCGCCCGTGTAGCCCGCGACGCGCAGGCCCTCGCCCGTGCTGAGCCGGATCGCGTCGGACGTGTTGTCGAGCAGGTTGCCGCCGCCCCCGTCGCCCAGCCCAGCCGCGACCGCCTCATCTGTCAGGGCCAGCATGATCTGCACCTCGTCCAGGAACGCCTTGAGCACGACGATGCCGTCGGGGTTGCCGCTGGAGTCGGCCGCGTTGAAGGCTTGCAGCGCGACGAGGTAGTCGGTGTCGACCAGGACCGTCGCCGTGCCCTCCGCGATGAGGAGCGCGCTGGCTGCGTCGGAGGCGATGCGCCAGAGCTCGTACCGGCCCGACGCGAACTCGCCGTCGTCGTCCGTGCTCACCTGGAACAGGTAGCCCCCGCGCGGGATGTAGCCCTCGGAGATGCCGGTCCCCGCGCGCAGGACCACGCCAGCCCAGCGCCGCTCGGCTCCGGTCGGAGCCGCGCCGGTCGAGTCGAAGTGGACGCGGATCTGCCGGTGGTGCGTGTTCGGCTGCGTCGTGGGCCGCTGCGACAGGCAGTAGCCCTCCT